CTGTTGATCAAGGTTCTTTCCAACCTAAGATCGGTTTCAAAACACGTTATGGCATGATTGCAAACCCATTCTCAAATCCAGGTTCAGCACCTGTAAATGATACTGGTTTAAATCGTACTAACGTTTACTTCCGTATCTTCAAGGTAACAGGCCTTTTAGACAACGCTTAATCTATACAAGCTTAAGAATTACAATAAGTATAGAACTCAAGAGGGAACTTCGGTTCCCTCTTTTTTTATCTGGTGCCGATATAAATAGATAATATTGCGGAGATATATTAAAAATGGCAAACAAAAATTACGATATAGGTCTTGAACCAGGATCGGTAACAGCAAATAAAAATCCACTTGTCACGGCAGATGGGTTTAGGTTTATATTTGCTCGAGCACCCAACGTTCAATACTTTGCACAAACTATTAGTATCCCTTCTGTTACTGTACCAGAGGTTGCAATCCCTCGTGGTAAACAAACCGCGTTTGTACCAGGTGATCATATTCAATATGATCCTTTAACCATTACTATGTTAGTTTCTGAAGACATGAATAACTTCAAAGAAATCTATGATTGGTTAAATCGCAGTATCAATATGGCGAAATATGAAGATAAGTTTGATGACTTGACAATCTATGTTTTAACGAGCAAAAATAATCCTAACAAGAAAATATTTTTCCGCAACGTATTCCCTACCAGCATAGGAAACGTTTCATTTTCAGTACAAGAAGCAGACATTGTTTATGGTACTGTTGATGTAACTTTCCGCTACGACTATTTCACGTTCGAAAATTAACTGTTTACTTTCCCTTAAAAATATGGTATAATGGGGTATAAAATAACCCTAAGGTTTTAACATGCTAACACTTGAACAAATACTAGATAATTGGAAAGTTGATTGTCAGATCGACGATGTTGAATTGGATAAATCCTCCAAAGATACACCTAAACTACATGCTAAATATGTAGAGCTTCTTTCGTTGGCTAAACTTCAGAAACATCGTAAAGAGATGGAGTTTAAAAAATTACTGAAAGATAAATTCATGTGGTACAACGGTAAGATGGATAAAACCACAATAGATGAAAAAGGTTGGGACTATGATCCATTCGATGGGCTAAGTAAACCTATGAAAAGCGACATGGATTACTTTTATGAAAGCGATGATCAAATTCAAACACTTCAATCACAAATTGAATATTGGAAAACAGTAGTAGATACACTGTCTGATATAGTTTCTAATATTACTTGGCGTCATCAGACGATTGGTAATATGATTAAGTGGAGACAGTTTACATCCGGTGTATAATGGACAAGATAGTAGTTAGCAAAATTAATGATGTGCACTTAAGAGTAGAGTGCGATGGTGGTGTTAAACAAGAATTAGCAGACTACTTTACATTCTATGTTCCTGGCTATAAATTCATGCCAGCGTTTAAGAACAAAATGTGGGATGGAAAGATTAGGCTATATGATCTTAGATCAAAAACATTATATGTAGGTCTATTAAATTATATCATTAAATTTGCAGAAGAACGCGGATATGAAGTTGAAGTTAACGTTCCAAACCAAATAACAAAAGTCAACGAAGAAGACTTACAAACCTTCGTCAATAAATTTCTAAAGCTTCCATTTGAACCTCGTGGCTATCAATATCAAGCTGCTGTACACGGTTTAAGGAATAAGCGAGCATTACTCGTATCGCCTACCGCATCTGGCAAATCCCTCATAATTTATATTATCATACGCTTTTATTTAAATGTATTAAAGCAACAAAGATTATTATTAATCGTTCCAACTACTAGCTTAGTTGAACAAATGAGATCTGACTTTTTAACATATGCACAAAATGATGATTCGTTTGATGAGTCGATGATGCATATAATCTATAGCGGAAAAGAAAAAGATACATCAGCACCAATTGTTATTACTACATGGCAATCTGTTTATAAGTTGCCTAAAGATTGGTTCGCGCCATTTAGAATGGTTATTGGTGACGAAGCACATACATTCCAAGCAAAATCATTGTCATCTATCATGGAAAAGTTGATAGATTGTCCGTATCGTTTCGGTCTAACTGGAACTTTAGATGGTACATTGACACATAAGTTAGTATTAGAAGGTTTATTCGGTCAAGTTTATCAAGTCACAACTACTAAAGCTCTGATGGATGCAGATCAACTTGCTAAACTAGATATTAAATGTTTAGTGATGAAATATTCTGATGAAGAATGCAAGATAGTTAAAGATAAAACTTATGCAGAGGAAATCGACTTTATCATCGCACATCAGAAGCGTAATAATTTTATTAAGAACCTAACATTAGATCAACAGGGCAATACGCTTGTATTGTTTAATCGTGTTGATAAGCATGGTAAACCTCTATTCAAATTAATTAGAGATAGCGCTGCAGAAGATAGAAAAGTATTTTATGTGTCTGGCGAAACAGATGTTGCAGATAGAGAAACAGTTCGCGCTATAACAGAGAAAGAGAAGAATGCCGTTATCGTAGCATCATTGGGTACATTCTCAACGGGTATTAATATTAAGAATTTGCACAATATCGTATTCGCATCTCCTTCTAAATCACAAATTAAAGTATTACAATCTATTGGTCGTGGTCTAAGAAAGGCCGATGACGGCAGAGATACAGCGTTGTATGATATATCAGATGACTTGCATTGGAAGACAAAGAAGAACTTTACGCTCATCCATGCTGGAATTCGGATTCAAATATATAGTAAAGAGCAGTTCAATTATAAGATCCACGAGGTCAAGCTAACATGATTAGCAGAGATATAAGACAACTAAAACTTACTAACGGTGATGAGATCCTAACAGAAGTGGTTGGAGAGGATCGCGACGAAGTGTTGGTTAGAGGTCCACTGAAGGTATACAGAGAACGAATTGAATTAGGCACCATCGCCAGAGAAGCTAACATGTTTACTCGTTGGATGGGATTCTGTGATGAAGACGAACATATCATCGCTAAGTCTAACATACTTGCTATGGCTCTAGTTAACGATGCCGTTGCAATGTATTATGTTAAGATGATGGTCAATGTAGAACAAGATGCTGTCACACCTATAACAGATGCATCTCAAGCTCGTGTTCCTGAAGTAGCACAGCATCAAGCTTCTTTCCAGATCTTAGAAGAGGATGATGGTACACCTCCAACGTATCACTAATCCTTATACTGCTGGCCCCTGGGGGTAGATATATTATATACTGTAAATATTTTGTTGTACATAGGCCCCCCGAAAATAAATTTTAAATAGTTGTACATTTCGTTATTTTTATGGTATAATACCAATATGTGTCCCATTAATTGGAGTGAATGAAACATGTCTGAAGTAAAGGCTCGTCCGCACTATGTGGACAATAAAAAATTCGGCAAAGCGTTAGTTGATTATGCAGCAGCAGTCAACCAAGCAAAGACCGATGGAACAACAATCCCGATAGTACCTAATTACATAGCTGAATGCTTTCTTAAGATCGCAGAAGGTTTATCACATAAAGTAAATTTTATTCGATACACTTATCGAGAAGAGATGGTCATGGATGCAGTAGAGAATTGCTTACGCGCAATCACTAACTATAATCCTAATGCTGAGACAAGAACTGGTACACAAAACGCATTCTCATACTTTACTCAAATTTGCTTTTTTGCATTCTTAAGACGCATTGAAAAAGAAAAAAAACAGCAAGACATCAAATTTAAGTTTATAGAGCAATCAGGTATAGAAGAGTTTATTGCTAGTGTTGAAGGTGATGACACACATGGTGAACAAGCATTCATCGACTCTTTAAGAGAACGTATTGGTCGAATCAAAGAAAAAGACTCACAGATCAAAGAGTTTGCAAAGAAAGAAAAGAAAAACAAATCTTTAGAACTATTCATGACCGACTCGATGGTCGATGAATTAGAATCTTTTATTGCTGAAAACACTGAGGCTGCTTAATTGAAGATCGCTATATTAAACGACACCCACTGTGGTGCACGTAACTCATCTGATATTTTCATGGATTACCAAGAAAAATTCTACACAGATGTGTTTTTCCCATACTTACTAGAAAATAAGATCGACAAGATCATACATCTTGGAGATTACTACGAGCACCGAAAATACGTTAACTTTAAAGCACTAGAACACAATCGTCGTATCTTCTTAGATAAGTTACGAGAATATAATATTACTATGGATATTATTCCAGGTAATCATGATGTGTTTTATAAAAATACCAATGAACTGTGTTCTCTTAAAGAACTCATGGGCCATTACATGGACTGTGTTAAGATCTATATGGATAATGTGGTGGTTGAGTATGATGGTTTGAAAATAGCATTGGTCCCTTGGATCAACGTAGAAAATTATGCTGATACTATGGAATTCATCAAGACATGTTCAGCAGATATTGTAGGAGGTCATTTTGAATTCTCTGGTTTTGAAATGTATAAAGGTATTCCAAATCCCCATGGAATGGAAACAAAAGAGTTTAGTCGCTTTGAGATGGTGTTGTCTGGCCACTTTCATACTAAGTCTAGTAGGGATAATGTTCATTATCTTGGTTCCCAAATGGAGTTTACTTGGGGTGATTGTGATGATCCTAAATATTTTCATGTGCTTGATACTAACACACGAGAGATAACACCAGTTCGTAATCCATATACACTTCATACAAAACTAGTGTACAACGACGAAAAAACAGATTATAATACTATAGATGTATCTCATATGGATAATCAATTTGTTAAAGTCGTCGTAGAAAGAAAACAAGATTTTTTTGGCTTTGATAGACTTATTGATCGTATTACACAACGACCAATACATGAACTTAAGATAGCAGAATCTTTTACAGAATATATGGGTTCAAACGTAGAAGACGAAGAGATTAAGTTAGATGACACGCAAGTCTTATTAGATTCTTATGTTGATGCAGTAGAGACTGAAGCTAATAAAGATAAATTGAAAACTCTATTGCGCGGGTTGTATGTTGAAGCGCAAACTACAGAAACGGTATAAATGGCAGCAATCATTTTTAAGACAGTACGTTGGAAAAACTTCTTAAGTACTGGTGACAAATTTACAGAGATTGAATTAAATCGTAATGATAGCACTTTGATCATAGGTCAAAACGGCGCAGGCAAATCTACGTTGTTAGATGCATTATCATTTGGATTATTTGGTAAACCATTTAGAAATATTTTAAAGCCTCAACTATTAAACTCAATCAATAATAAGAATGCAGTGGTTGAAGTCGAGTTCTCTGTTGGTGCAGCAGAGTTTAAGATAGTTCGAGGAATCAAACCAAACACATTTGAGATATACCAAAATGGTAACCTAATCAATCAAGAAGCAAACTCAAGAGACTATCAAGCATTCTTAGAGCAGAACGTATTAAAATTAAATCACAAGTCGTTCCATCAAGTAGTAGTAATTGGATCAGCATCATTCACTCCTTTTATGCAATTGCCTCCGGGTCAACGAAGAACGATCATAGAAGAATTATTAGATATTCAAGTTTTTTCTAGAATGAACCAAATTCTAAAAGAAAAAATAGCACGAACTAAGGAACAGATCAATGACGTCAACAATCAACTCGAGATTATATCGGAAAAAGTCAGACTTCAAAATAAATACATTGTTGATGTCGAATCACTTGCAAAGGATCAGGTTCGAGATAAGCAGAAAGCCATCACGGACAACCAAGTATCGATCAAGGATCTACAATCCAAAAATGCTGGCCTATCCGAGAGATTGGCACAATTGGTTACAAAACAAAAATCCCTTAAATCAATTGAGACCAAGAAAAATAAACTCTTATCATTTGGTGATAAGTTTAATACTACCATTAAGAGTCTACAAGAAAACAGAACTTTCTTTGTGGAATCAACTGCGTGCCCAACGTGTTCTCAAGAAATATCTGCCGACACACGGCAAGAGCATGTGCATAGGTGCGATAGCAAGATCGGGGAAGTTAATAAGCATATTGAAGAGTTAGAAGAAGAACTCATACTTATTGAAGCTGAAGAGATGATTCTATTAGAAGAAATAGAATCTTTTCAAAATGCTCAGATGGATATAGTAGCAAACAATGCATCTATCACAGCACTACAAAATCAAATAGACAAACTGGAATCAGAAGTCTTAAAGATAGAAGGAACCGAAGGAGATGTTGGAGCTGCAATGGCAGATCTAAAAACTTTACAGATTGAAAAAGAATCATTAGCTGAATTAAAACTATCTCACATCGACGGTCAAAACTATAACATGATTGCGAGTGAGATGCTTAAAGATACTGGTATCAAGACCAAGATCGTTAAGCAATACTTACCAGTCATTAATAAATTAGTCAATCAATACTTACAGATCTTGGACTTCTTTGTATTGTTTAACTTAGATGAATCCTTCAATGAGACTATTAAATCTCGTTATAGAGACGAGTTTACATATGCAAGTTTCTCTGAGGGTGAGAAGCAACGCATTGATCTAAGTCTTCTGTTTACTTGGCGTCAGATCGCTAAGATGAAGAACTCAGCTAATACAAACTTATTGATCTTAGATGAGACATTCGATTCATCATTAGACACTGATGGTATCGACAACCTTATGAAGATACTTGGATCTGTGCAAGATACCAACGTGTTTGTTATCTCGCATAAAGGAGATGTACTTGATTCTAAATTTAGAAACAAGATTGAATTTGTTAAAGAAAGAAATTTTTCGAGGATTAAATAATGGAACTAAACTATCAACTCATCCCGTATGATGATCCGCTTTTGACTAAATCTCTAGAATATAAAGAGGTTGAAGACAAGAAGAAGTTTGCAGAGCAATTGGTAAATGCATGTAAGTTCTTCAAAGGAATCGGTCTATCAGCCAATCAAGTTGGTATTGATAATAGGATATTCTGTATCACATTCAATGATTTCTCTGAGACGTTCTTCGATCCAAAGATCGTGGAATATTCTAAAGAAGAGACTCTATTTGAAGAGGGTTGCTTATCACAGCCCGGTGTATTCATCAACCTTAAACGATCAAAACAAGTTAAGATTGAATATACAAATCAAGAAGGCGAACGCATCACCGCAGATTTCTCAGGTATCACGGCTCGTATCATTCAACACGAATATGACCACATGGAGGGTACAAACTTCTTAGAAAAGGCATCTCCTCTGAAACGAGCTTTGGCATTAAAACATGCTAAGCAGAAAAAACGCTAATAAAATCAATGACTTGTAAGGGCTATGTACTGCAGGATATTATTATGGTATAATATACCTATATTAAGTAATAAATAACATGTAAAGGTGTCCAAATGCCAGTCGAAAATATAGCAATAAATTTTAATCAGCAATCTACTTTAGCTAAGCTACTCGCTAAAGAGAACATCAACGTCATTCACGGATCTTATAAGACAGCATGGTTTGATCCGCAACGAAGAGTCTTAGCTTTACCAGTTTGGAAAAATAAAGGTAAAGCTGTCTATGATCTACTCACAGGTCATGAAGTAGGTCATGCGCTCTATACACCATCAGTTGGTTGGCACGATGCCGTTGATGATGTCGACGGTGCACCTAAAGCATATCTCAATGTGTTAGAAGATGTACGTATTGAACGCAAAGTTCAAGACAAGTATCCTGGTCTTCGTTCACAATTTCAAAAAGCATACAAACAATTATCAGCTGAAGATTTCTTTGGGTTAGAATCTCAAGGCATCGACGTTGATAGTATTCGTGTCATCGATAAAATCAATCTTAAGTCTAAGCTTGGTCCAAACATAGAAGTTCAGTTCGATAACATCGAGCGTGGATTTTACAATGCATCGTTTAAGACTGAAACGTTTGAAGAAGTCGTCAAGCTTGCTAAAGACATCTATGCATATCAAAAAGCTTTAGAAGAAACTGCTCCAAGAGAATCAAAGCAAACGATGGTTACTCAATCTCTTGATGATCTTCAAGAAGATGACGGTGGTACTAG